AGCAGTTAATAGGGACACTACTATGAGTAAGTACAACCAAATTGAAATGAGATTGCATGAGCAATCATCGAAAATATCAGCTTTTATGGATCGTGTCAAAAAGCTTGAATATGATGTTTATAACTTAAGAAGGATACTTGAAGATGTCGATACCACATGTGAGGAGAACTTTCGTGGAAAAACTGACTCGTGAATATATGATTGGGCAGCTACGTGAAAACGTCTGTCGGGTCATATTTAAAAAGACTAATGGTGAGGAACGCGATATGACCTGCACCTTAATGTCTGATAAGATCCCAACAACAAAGTCCGAGAAGGAATCTAAGCCTAATCTAGACATTGTTGCTGCATGGGATATTAATAAGGAAGGATGGAGATCCTATAGGGTCGAAAATGTTATCTCTTTTACTTGCGCATAAATAGCAGGATAAGGAGATATATATGTTTGGACTTTCACCCGATATTATTATGTGGATCCTATTCGCAGCTGCGTGCGGATGCACGTTTATGATTGGTAAACTATACTCTGAAAGAGACGTTAATTTAACAGTGGATAGTACAATTAAATACTTGATACAGCACAATATGATCCGCTGGCAACGGGATGAAAATGGTGAAATTGAAATACTAAGTCTAGATGAGTAATATATTATGGCATCATCAAGAACTATCAAACGGCGTGAAGCTGCCAAGGAAATGCTTGGAATGGAAACCAAGGCTATCAAGCCTAAGCGTAAGCGTAAACCCTTAACTGAAGAGCAAAAGGAAGTTCTAAGAAAAAGAATGGAAAAGGCTCGAAAGGCTCGTGGTCCATCCAAAAATTTATCCTTACATGAATCGATCCGCGATTTACCTGATGATCATCCTCTGAGCCCTAAAAAGGTAAAGGGTTGGTTGAAAGAACAGAAAGAACTATTATCCGGTCTGGGTAAGCAAGCAGGTCAGGATAAAGATCCTAAAATTCGTCAACTATATTGGGATACGGAAACTTATATCTTTAATCTAAACAAATACCTACAAGACGGTCTTTGGTTGGATCATCGATATGGCAGCGCAAAGCAAAACAAAATCAAAATGAACTGTGTCAAAATGGCATACTATTCTGATGGTACACCAAAACGTACTATTGGGGTTTACTATCCAGACATCGGCGCAGTGTACACTCAAGAAATGGAACTAGATAAATATGCAGACGGAACCCGAGAAAAAGTTTCTAACAAAAAGCGAGTTCGGAAAACTAATCGAGCAAGCCGTAAAAGATCATAAGTCTTCGTACATGGATGCGGTCATTCATATATGCGAGGAGAATGATGTTGAACTAGAGGATATACGTAAATTTATATCCCCTATTATTAAAAACAAGATAGAGGCTGAAGCGATGAAATTAAACTTTTTACCGCGACAAAACAGTTTACCTATCTGAAAATATATGGTACAATAATACAGTTATACTTCAGTCATACAAGGAAATACAATGTCATTAGATACACTAAAACGCAATCGCACAGATTTCAATAAACTCGTCCAAGCTGCACAGTCAGTCGGCGGTGGGGATACACAAAACCAATCATACAAAGATGAACGTGAGTGGAAGCCTACAGTTGATAAGGCTGGTAATGGATATGCTATTATCCGCTTCTTGCCTGCAGCAGAAGGCCAGGACATTCCATGGGTACGGTACTGGGACCACGGGTTCAAAGGCCCAACAGGTCAATGGTACATCGAGAAATCCCTCACATCAATTGGTCAGAACGATCCAGTAGGTGAGCTAAACTCTCGACTGTGGAACTCTGGTAATGACGATGATAAAGAAACTGCACGGAAGCAAAAACGGCGGTTGCACTATGTAACCAATGTGTATGTCGTATCCGATCCTTCTAACCCACAGAATGAAGGTAAGGTTATGATTTTTAAGTTCGGTAAGAAGATCTTCGATAAGATCATGGACTTGATGCAGCCACAATTCCCGGATGAAAAACCAGTCAACCCATTTGACTTCTGGGACGGTGCAGACTTCGTTATGAAGATTCGTAATGTCGAAGGTTATCGTAACTACGACAAATCAGAGTTTAAATCACCAACACCACTATTAGATGGTAATGATGAAAAGCTTGAAGGCATCTATAGTCAAATACATGATATTAGCGAGTTCATCGATCCAAAGAACTATAAGTCTTACGATGAGCTAAAGACTAAAATGTATCAGGTACTGGGTGAACAAGCACCACGTACTGTAAAACAAACAATTGCATTGGACGATGAGATTCCTGACTTCGATGCTCGTCAAAAGCCAGCGGCACAACCAGCAGCTGCAGCACCACAAACTGCAGAGGCCGTAGACGAAGATGATACAATGAGCTACTTTGCTAAATTAGCTGCGGAGGACTAATCAATGGACCTACAGGGGGCTTCAAAGAATATGCCGTTTAATACGATCTATCCGAACTCGGAGAATATTCCGCCCCCTGTATATCCTACTAAAGAAGCCAAAAGGGTTATTGAACCGTCTACCCGTGCTTCGATTAATATGGATGTTTTGAAAAAGTATTATGAAGCAAAAGACAGAATGACGGAAACTATTAATGATGAAAGATTACAGAAATACCTCGACGCTGCGGAATATCATCCAGGGGATGTCGTAGATATTGAGGTATAGGCGCATGGGGAAAGCCTGACAATCTCGTCGAACGTACCCAAATAAATCCATTCATGTAGTCTGCAGCTCATGGGTGGTCGGTGAGTCGCTAGTACCGAATGGAAAGCTAGCCGGGTGCTGTACTTCGAAACAAACAGATAGAAAGGGCGTCACCTAGGAAGGGCGCCCTTTTGATTTAATTAAATGGCATAATCATATCTGGTATCATAAACATACCACCACCGCCTACCATCATATTTAATTTATTAGCCCTAAGATCAACTGTAGATCCCATCGGCAACGCTTGTGCGCTGCCCCCTTTTGTTACAATTCTACCATCACTATTCTTACCCATTGCAATGGCTGCGTTTTCCAATAATTGGGCAGCTACTAATTGGGCCTCAGCAGCTGCAAGTGCCTTGGCATTGGCTTCTTCTTCAGCGGAGACTTGCGGGATCATCAAGCTCGAGTCCAGGGGAACAACTTTATTCGGGACATATGGTTTATTGAGCTTATCGAGCTCTTCTTTCTTAAAAAGAAACTTTCTGAACTCTGGCGGTACGTATTCTATGTTATTTCTAAGGAAGTTAAATATTCCTTTATTAGTGCTGGACGCCATATCAGTTCTGAGTTGGTAATCGGATCCCACCGCTCGCAATCCGAAATTGGCGATCCAGTTTGCAAAATCACCAAGGCCTAATGTTGCTGATGTAGCTAAAGCAACGGGAGAAGATGCACCAATTGTTACCCCCTCATCTTGTAGCTCTTTTGCCTTAAGTCCTGCATCGAAGCCCCATAGGATCGGTGAGGCTTTACCCGCTGCAGCTAAGGCACCAAATCCGGTCGCCTTAATTGTCCCACCAGCCTTCTTTGCAATATTTGCTGCTACTCTAGCTCTTTCAGCTCTGGCTTCAGTTACTATCTGATCTAAGGTTTTAGCTGGAGTATTAGGGGTTTTTGCTCTTTCTGCTACAGCTTTCGCTTGCTTAATTCTTTCCTGTTCGGCCCTTCTAACTTCTTCTAAATCAGCTCTTAGATCTTCGCCTAAAGCACTAAAACCATTTCTTTCTAAAGTTTCAATAGCAATTTTATGTGGCAAAAACTTATTAGACACAGGATCTAAATAACTTACTTTATTTCCCACAATTGAAACCTTAGGTAAGCTATCTCCTGCGGTTGATCCTCCCATCGAGCTTGAGGGTGTATAGCTTGTACCTCTGGGTGTGGGCAGGAAATCTTTAGCACCTGGAATACTACCAGCTTGAGTATTTCCAAATCCACCAGTAGGCATAAAAGGACGATACGGCATTTTTAAAGCTTTATTAGCAGTCTGTGCTGTGCTTCCTGGTACAAAGCCTCTCTGTCCTTGTAATCTTTTTATTTCCTCTAATTCAAGTGTGGAATATCTAGCAGCACTTTGGGCTGTGCTTCCTGGTACAAAGCCTCTCTGTGCTTGTAAACTTCTCGCTCTTGCTCTTGCCTTTTCAGCTTCAACATCAGCCATGGCTTCAACATCACCAAAACCCTGAGAGGCATTTATCATCTGTAACCTTAGACGCTCTCTTCTTATACGTCTTGCTCTTTCTTTATCACCTGCAGCGGTCGAATCCGGTTCATTCATATTCATAAAAGCTTGTTTTTTCAATCTTTCTAATTCATCAGCAGCGGCCTTAGCAGCGGCTCTTTCAGCAGCTTTAGCAGCGGCTTTTTCTTTCATTACTCTCGCTCGCTCGACAGTTTTTTCCCCAAGGAAATTTCCTAATCTAGCCGGTGCTGTTGCAACTTTGGCTGTGGTACGGGCAACGCGATATGTGCCCCTTGCTACAGATACGCCGGCCTTTATTACGGGAATGCCTAATGCAGCGGCAAGCCAGGGGTATTTTTTAATCAGGTCTGTTATAAGTTTAAGAGGATTAAGTCCTAACCCATCGGATTGGCCCTGTCCGCCACTGCCGCCTGCACGTGCACCTGCTGCAGCAGCACCAAGAGCCGCCATCATCTTGGCTCTTTCTCGACGATCTTCTTCTGCATCTAACTTGCCACGTTGTTGCTCCAAGAAAAACTTCAAGAAGTTTCTATTCAGCTCATCAGTATCCTCTCTGATACCATGTAACGTTTTATTAATTACTTCCAACGATGACATTGTTTAATCCTTATCTGTTAATAAAAGATCTTTTCTGTTGTTCTTCCCTTTGCTGCTTCAGCTGATCGAGAAGCATTTGTACGTAAATCTCTCTTTCCCATGGCAGCATATTCTCTAGATCAAATAACGAATAGTTATAATTCTGTAACAACTGAAAGTTAACTTGGTAAAAATTAACCAAAGTATCATGGGAAAGAGCTATTAAAAAAAATCGTATAGTCCTTCCAACGTATAATTATTCTTGTGATTACATTCTTCGCACTCATACTTTACATCTTGTCTTAACCGGGGCAAATTGTTCACAAATTCTAATAATTTTTCATATTGCTCGGTAGTCAGATTATCCACGAATTTTAGAATCTCTTGTAATGGTTCATCCTTAAATCTAATTAACTCATCAGGTGTATGTAGCTTATCCAAACTTTGTATTACCATTTCATATAATAATTCGCTAATAGTTTCCTTGGATAGGCCTTCTTTATTTTCTAATACATCAATGTACGTCGGGAATTTTAGTTCTAACGTATAATCATCATTTATTGGTATCATCTTATCAGGAAATTTATCCCGGTTAATCTTGATCTGATCAATGGTTACTTCCACACTGTTTTGATGTTCACATTCAGAGCATCTTAATCCTACTGATGTTGTTTCACCTACTGATTTGGATCTAATCTGTAAAAACAAATACTCGACATCAAATGTGGTAAGAGCATTTTTATCTAGATCCTCTTCAACACAATTAATAACAATGTCTAGTAGTGCTTTAGCAATGTTACTAGCTTCGCCTGCCTCAAAAGTTACAAGAAGTGTTTTTTGTTCTCCTACATTGTATGGTCTATATCTTACTGTTTGGTTTGTTGATGGGATAGTAATATCATACCAAGGGAAAGTATTAATCTGGGGTAGTGCCATTCAATTCATCCTTTAATAATTAAGTATTGAAAACCCTGCCGATTGCTGTGCCAATCTGGCGGGATATAAAGTTCTGTAGTTGTGATGGTTGGACTGCCTTACTCGAAGTCCAGTTTGTATAGGAT